AACATCCTTACCAACAAGGAAGCCAGTCTTAACTCCGTTGTTGTATTCAGGCACAAGGTCTTTGAGGGGGTAACGAAACCCCGTCTTGTCACAGAACCCGAAGGCGTATTTGGCTTTTGCGTAGCTCATTATCCACCCATCATAAACGTATCAAAGGGTACAAACTTGATTGACGCTGTTTCCTCGTCTTCACCAGCGGCAAGTTGGAACTGGAACTCATACTCTTGCTTCAACAGCGGAACACGAGCGGCAACATCCGGCTTCTTCATCGCAATGTAGTAAGCCATGCCCGATACTAAGGCTGGCACAAAACGAGGTGGTACAGTGGTAACATCCCCACCAATGCCACTAGACAAACCATCAATCCCCTTTAGCCTATAGTAAGACAAGGTATACGGCGTAGTGGCGTCCGGCACGGGCCATAGCGTTACTTTGACTTCCGTGGGGAGCCTTTGGACGTAGATTTGGGTTGGCCTGCCTTGCGTGTTTTTGTTGGTTTGCTGGGCGTAGGTCGCGACACTGACCCTTTCGAGGGCGGTGTCGGTTTGATTTGTACCTGTACCTGTTCGGACTTGATGTTCGATGAGGTCGATGGTGTCTGAAGGAAGGGTATACGTTGACGTACCCGCTGTAATAGCGAGCGTACCCGCTTCAATAGTGAAGAGATTGAGACCACGATTCTGCCACTCCAATGTTAATATGTTAAGGCTCCTACGAGCCGTTTTTAGATCATATCCAGAACGCATCTCAAGGCCAGCACGTTCATATGCTTCCTCAAAGAGTTCAGGTAGGTCTGGTGTGACTACTGCCATGATCTAAGTCTTTCTATATTTCGCCGTCTTCTTGGCAATCTTCTTCGGCTGTTTAGCAACCTGCTTGCCCTTTTTAGTGGCTTCGCGCTTCTTCTTAGTAGTAGCGGCGTACTCCGCAGGCGTCAAATTCTTGATAGCCTTCTCAGGAAGGTATCGCTCGCCTGTAGCCTTGGAACCCTGAGTAGAAGGCTTACCGGATTTGGTCCGCCATTTCTGCTTGGTCCAAGACTTCAAACTTTTTTGAGGCTTTTTAAGAGCCATTACTTTTTCTTCGCTGCACCGCCGCGCTTCATAGCGACAGGCTTCTTCATCATCATGCCACCGCCACGTTTCATCGTTGCAGGTTTTTTCATCGCACCGCCGCGCATCATTTTCTTCGCCGCACCGCCGCGCTTCATTGCCATTGGTTTCTTCATTGAACGAGGTTTCATAGCCATTGGAGTCTCCTTTTACGTTCTACTACGAGTTCTTGATACTCTGATTCAGGGTACACTTTATAATAACCCAGTTTCTCTAGCTTGTCACTTGCCCTAACAACAGTCTGTAAATCCTGTATGAAGATCATGCAGTAATCCTCATCTATGGAACCTACCCAATCATTGTCAGAAAGAAAGTCTAACTCTGCATCTTCTGCATCATATCCGGGATGAAAACCCATGAAGTGCAGGTCTGTTAATTTTCTGTTAAGCTCGTCTATAACCCCGTTGAACTCATCTATGTCTGGCATATTGAAGGATGCAACGACTATAAGTTCTTTCTCAAAATCCTCAAAGAACTGAGCGTAATTTATAGTGCTGTCAAATATATCGTCCGTTTCTAATACAAGGACTTTGTCTTTCTTCCACGCCTCCTTGGCGTAGGGACACGCAGGCATACCCCCTAGATACTTGTTGGGAACCTCTAAGACCTCACGAGACCAACTGCGCAGGTCATCTTCAATCTTTGTATCCACCGCCTGATGCCTTATATTGCTTGGCTAACATCTGAGCTTTCCTAGCAGACCACTGACCGGGCTTGCCACCCTTACCACCAGCTTTTATTTTGTTAAACAAACCCTTACGCTTTCCGGGCTGAGTGTAGTTGCCAGCCTCATTGACTTTGCTCTCTGTCTTCTTCTTAGCCTTACCACCTTTGCCAAAGCGAATGATGTCTAAATCCCTCGCATCGTCTCCAGTTGAGACGCGGTTGCCTGTTAGCTGACTTCCCATTTGAGTTCTAGAAATAGCCATCTAACATTTCCACCGTTTTCTAGCCTGACGTAATCGGCTGTTAGGGTCTTTAGCAGCTTTAGGGAACTGTTTCATCTGTCCAGCAGAGCGAGCGCAGTAGGACTTACGCCGCTTGGCGGCTGCGCTACCTTTCTTCACCGTACCTGTAACCGCTGTCTTTAACTTGGAGCCGGGATTGTCTTTACGGTACTTAGCCACACCCTTCTTGGTCATACCCGCACCGGACTTAGTCGGACGTTTATGACCACCTTTGATGGTGTGGCCTTTCATTGTACCTTTTTTAGGCTTACTCGTAGAAGACATCGGCTTCCAACAGATTTGACATGTTGAGGTAGATACCCGTCTTCACGAGAAAACCGCTATTCGGGATGCTGAACGTATTAGCGAAGGTATCGCCCGCTGACGTATGCTTGCTCATAAGCCAACGCTTCGGCTCCGTACCCGGATTCGGCGTTGTGGCAACATACCGACAAGCAGGTGTCCCTGTAATCGTGGCAGAGTTAAGCACGGTCAGAGTGAACGCATTCGCAGTTGTCACTGTGATCTCGTAGTTGCCATTCCCTGCCGCACCGCCAGTACCCGTCGAGAAGGAAATACCAACTAAATCGCCAGTAGCTAAACCGTGTGCGGTGTCCGTAACGGTAACTGTTGTGCCAGATTGAGCATAAGTGCCAGTTTCTGGGGCAGTGTCCGAATCAAAGATATCGAGTAGACCAGCAGAAGCTGTCCCCACAATGGACACTTCCTTGATACGGTGACGACCAAGCGCAGCAACACCACTTCCGTGCCTATGCCCTTGAAAGACTTGTGACAGACTATTCATCCGTTAATCCTTCTTCTTTGAGGGACGACCACGCTTCTTTTTAACAGGTTTCTCTTCCCAAGCCTCATTCACATCAGGTGTGGAAGGGTCGTCTGCTTTAAGCGTACCGTCATCATTTCGAGCGCGAACGGGAACTGTCTTGATGGGAGAGCCATCAGGATATAGTCCACGCCGCGCAAGTTCTTCGGCAGAGGGGGCTTTAAACCTACTCATAATTTAACCCCTTACGCCCCAACTGTTGCGCCAGTGTCAACGCGAATCCAATTTGTGCCGTCGGAGAATACGAGGTTGCCTGTACCGTTACCTGTAGTCTCTGAAGCCTTCAAAGCGTCTGAAGCGTAAAGAACTGTACCCGCTTCGCCTGTCGCGGAAGGTAAGGTTGCAACTGTGTATGATGGGACTTTGATGTCGCCAATGAAACCAGCGGTTGAGGTCACTGGACCTGAAAATGTAGTCGAAGCCATTTTAGTACCCTTTGCATAAGGATTCGCTTTGTAGTCTATGCAACGTCAGGAGGGCGGTAACCTGTCTACAAAGCTGATGTTTGCCCTAGTAATGACAGAATACACTAGGTTTAAACAAAAAGAAAGAGGCGATCCGAAGACCGCCCCTAACTATAGAAAGTTCAATTGAACTTATGCACCGGGCGAACCGTACATCCCAAGCGGATCGGATACACCGAAAGAATAACGCTCACGCGCTTTGTAGCGCACGTTACCTGTATCGAAGTCACCGTCCATAGATGTCTGCATGGCTGTACGCACAAAGTGCTTCATGCCGTTTGGAACATCTGTAGTCAGGAAGAAGGCGTCTGCGTCAGTCAGATAGTGGTTGACGCGGTAACCTTCAGGGATCGAACCATTAGTGTTGATAGCATTAATGTCGTTATCCGCTGTACCTACACGCAGTTCAGTCTGAAGCAAACGAGTTGCAACAAACATCAACGCAGGTGGAACGATGAGCTTGCGTGGGCGAGCGGCAATCAACAGGCCGCGTTCATCAGTGTACGCTGCGATGTCAATTACTGCTTGTTCAAGCGAGGTTTCGTTCAAGTCAGCAGCAACTGCTGGACGGTTAGCATTGTTGCCACCTTCCACAGTACCGTGTGTTGTTGAGAACAGTGTAGTGCCGTCACCTGAGTTAAAGGTGGTGAAGCCTGTATTCAACAACGAAGCTGCTTTAACCTGCTTCGTGTACGCCATGGCGCGAGCCAAGGCTTTAGTGTAACGAGCAGACAGAGAATCGTACAAGTTATCTTCCATCGCTTCTTCAGTGATGGAGAAACCCATGCCAACAGTCTCGTGGTTGTAACGAGCTGTGAACGATTCTTGAGCATTATCATAAGAGATAGCAGAGCCTTCAGCTTTAACTGGGGCTGCTCCAAATCCTGATAATTTTACTTCCTCCTCAAAACTACGTTCTGAGTTTTCAGTCTCATAGATTTCTGCATGTTCGTTTTCGTACTTGCCGTACTCA